TCTCTTTGGTGATAAGACTCTACAAAGAAGACCAAGTTCTTTGGATAGGATTAATGTTAGAAGACTAATGATCTTCTTGGAGAAAGCAATTGCAACTGCTGCTAAGTTCCAACTCTTTGAATTCAACGATGAGTTCACACAAGCACAATTCAAAAATCTTGTTGAACCATTCCTAAGAGATGTACAAGGCAGAAGAGGTATTACTGACTTCAAGGTTGTTGCAGATGGAACAAATAACACAGGTGAAGTAATTGATAGAAATGAGTTTGTTGGAGATATCTTTATCAAACCAGCACGTTCAATCAACTTCATTCAACTAAACTTTATCGCAGTGAGAACTGGGGTAGCATTTTCAGAGGTAGGGGGATAATTAAATGGCTAGTATTGACGATTTTAAATCAAACCTTATCGGCGGTGGTGCAAGGGCTAACCAATATAGGGTTATCATGTCCACACCATCAGGAATTGCAACAGGTTTGGACACCGTAAGAACACAATATTTGGTTAAGGCGACTTCGTTGCCTGGCCAGACAATTCCAGAAGTAACTGTTAACTTTAGAGGACGCCAATTGTTCCTCGCTGGTGACAGAACTTTTGAAACTTGGACAACAACAGTTATCAATGATACTGATTTCATGGTTCGTAATGCAATTGAGCGTTGGATGAATGGTATCAACGATCTGGATGAAAATACTGGACTCGTAAGTGTTTCAGATTATTCTTCACAGTTGACTGTACAACAGTTGGATAGGGATGATAGAATTCTAAAATCATACATTCTTAAAAACTGTTGGCCAACTGTAGTTGCACCAATCGAATTGTCATATGACACCGTAAGTGATATTGAATCATTTGATGTAACTTGGAGATACACAAGTTTCTCCGCTAGTAACGTATAATCTAGTTTTACAAACCGACTAAATAGTTGGGTAAAATTAGGAGAACTATAGTATGGCGGAACTATTTGGTTTCAGAATCACAAGGGCGAATCAGAGTGGGAGTAGTGATGGTTTCACTGCTCCTTCTACTGATGACGGCACAATGGATATTGTATCAGGTGGTGGGCATTATGCATCCATCCTTGATATGGACGGCCGTGACAAAAACGAACTAGACTTAATTCGTAGATATCGTGATATTGCACAACAAGCAGAATGCGATAGTGCAATTGAAGATATTGTAAATGAAGCGATTGTCTCTGATGAAAGAGATCAATCTGTATCAATTTCTCTAGACAATTTAAAACTTTCACCAAACATCAAATCTAAAATTAGAGATGAGTTTGATGAAGTTCTGCGTTTGCTTGATTTCAATGCAAAAGGACATGACATTTTTAGAAGATGGTATGTTGATGGTAGAGTATATTATCATAAAATTATTGATACGAAAATGCCTCGCAAAGGAATTAAGGAAGTAAGGTTTATTGACCCTCGCAAGATTAAGAAGGTCAGAGAACAAAGAAAAGAAAAAGATCCAAAAACTGGTTTGGATATGGTAAAGAACATAGAGGATTTTTATCTCTATAATGAAAAGGGTGCTGATCAAAACACAGGAACATCTACTGGTGTAAAGATTACTGCTGATGCAATTTCTTATTGTCCATCTGGTTTGGTGGATATGCACAAAGGAACAGTCCTTTCTCATTTAAATAAAGCTATTAAACCTGTCAATCAGTTGCGTATGATTGAGGATGCGTTGGTTATCTATCGTATCTCTCGTGCGCCTGAAAGACGTATTTTCTATATTGATGTTGGTAACTTGCCTAAGATGAAGGCAGAAGCATATCTAAAAGATGTGATGAATCGTTATCGTAACAAGTTGGTGTATGATGCACGAACTGGTGAAATTCGTGACGATAGAAATCATATGTCAATGTTAGAAGATTTCTGGCTACCTCGTAGAGAAGGTGGTAGAGGAACAGAAATCACAACCTTGCCTGGCGGTTCAAACCTTGGTGAGATTGATGACATTCAGTACTTCCAGAAAAAACTATATCGTTCACTCAATGTACCTGTATCAAGACTTGCAGAAGAATCAGGATTTTCTATAGGACGTTCTGATAACATTACAAGAGATGAACTAAAATTTACAAAGTTTGTACAAAGACTTCGTAAGAAGTTTGCTATTCTTTTCTCAGACATGTTGAAGACACAACTAGTATTGAAAGGTGTAATCGCAGTAGAAGAATGGGATACAATGAAGGAACATATCCAGTTCGACTTCCTTGCAGACGGACACTTCACTGAACTCAAGAATGCAGAACTTCTACAAAATCGTTTGGATATGTTAGGACAGATTGAGTCTTATGTTGGAACATATTTTTCTAAAGAGTATGTACGAAAGAATATACTAAGAATGACTGAACATGAGATTGAAGAAATTGAAGATCAAATAAAAGATGAAGAGGGTGGTGAAATGGGTGCGCCAGAAGATGATGGTATGTTTGCTCACAACGATCCCTCAAAAGGAGATAAATAATGGAAAATAATGTAAGAGATTTTGTTGACTCAATTGGAGATGGAGATAATCTCTCAGCAGAAACACACTTTAATGCAGCTCTTTCTGCAAAAGTAGGTGATGCTTTGGAAACAAAAAGAAAAGACGTTGCGAAAACATTTGTAACGCAACACATTCCAGAGGTAGAAGAAGATAGTGAGTAAAACCATTTCTCAATTCCAACAGGAATTACCAGAAAAGGATGAGCATAAAAAGTCTAGGGAATATAAGAAACTATCCCCTAAGATGAAGGATGCTGTTGATACTATTTTTAAGGAAATGGAGTCTAAACCCTCAGATTTCCTAAATACTTTTGATAAAACAATAAATAGTGTTTCAAAGAAGTTTAAAGTTCCGCCAAAGAAACTTATGGACTATTTTGAAAATGAACTATTGTCAATTTAGGAAGAAGTGATATGAAAGTTTTAGGAGCAGAAGTATCCCTCGCAACTGGTAGTACAGGTTTGACATCTACTGGTGCGGCATGGGTATTTAATACTGGCGGTTCTGCTGGATTGGTAACAGTCCGTAATGCTGATGACAATGCAAATATCGGTACAATTCGTGTTCCATCTGGTGGTGGAATTGTAATACATTTGGAGGCTGGAGAAGGATTGCGTGGAGCAAATACTATCAAAGCAACTCCAATTGGGAATTCGGGGTACTAATATGAAATTAATTGCAGAACAGATACAAGAAGTAGAATACATCACCGAAGCCAAAGAGGACGGTGGTAAAGATATGAAGATTCGTGGAATCTTTATGCAGGCAGACCAAAAGAATAGAAATGGTCGTGTCTATCCAATGGGTGTACTTAATAAAGAAGTCGCTCGTTATAATAAAGAATTTGTTGCTGAAGGTCGTGCGTTTGGGGAACTTGGACATCCAGAAGGCCCAACTGTCAATCTTGACAGGGTTTCGCACATGATCACAAAACTTGAAGCTGATGGAAAGAACTTCGTTGGTGAGGCAAAATTGTTGTCTACTCCTATGGGGGAAATTGCGAAAGCACTAATCAAGGATGGTGGTAAACTTGGCGTCTCTTCAAGAGGCATGGGTTCACTAGAATCTAAGAGTGGTGCAAATTATGTGAAAGACGATTTCTATCTCGCAACTGCGGCAGATATCGTTGCAGACCCTTCTGCTCCTCAAGCCTTCGTTGAGGGTATTATGGAAGGAAAAGAATGGGTGTGGGATAATGGCATTCTCAAAGAAGTCGAGATTGCTGGAATCAAAAATGATATAAATGAAGGTGTAAGAAAGAAACAGTCAAATGTTTCCGCACTTGCCTTCGCAAAATTTATGTCAAAACTTTAATCATTATAAATATGTTGAGATAACAAAAAACTCAAGGAGAAAATCCCAATGTCAGAACTAGACAAGACAATTGAGGAACTTGAAGCGGAAGTCCAACAGGAGCTTGAAGAAGCTTCTCAGGATATGCCTAAAAAAGGTGCCGACAAAGGTGACTCAATGGAAAAAGTAGAGGGTGAAGTCCAAGACCTAGGCAAAGCTGTTGTTTCCCCAGATGAGAAGAAGGGCCCTGATGCTGCGAAAGCAACTAAGAAGGACACTTCCGCTCCAACTAAGGGTGCAAAAGATGCTGGTGGCGATGACACACCAACTAAAATTAAAGAACCTCTTGCTGCAGAAACCGAAATTGAACATGACGGTGAAGCTCTAGAGGAAAAGAAGATGACAAAAGATGCTATGTTGAGTGCCATGTATGACGAAATGAAATCCATGAAAGCGGCAGAACTCAAAGCATCTTACGATAAAATGATGAACAAGGATGAAGAAAAAGAAGAAGAAGAGTCAGTTGACGAATCTACTCTTGACGACCGCCTTGCATCAGTAGATGTATCTGAAGATGTTTCTGCACTTGTTGAAGGTGAAGAAATTACTGAAGAATTCAAAGAAAAGGCTGCTACAATTTTTGAGGCTGCTGTTAAATCTAAACTCCGTTCTGAAGTCGAAAGAATTGAATCTGCAAAGGTTCAAGAAGTCGCTGAAGAAATCAACGCAGTGCGTGATGAGTTGACTGAAAAAGTTGACAACTATATGAACTACGTTGTAGAAGAGTGGATGAAAGAAAACGAAATCGCAATTGAGCGTGGACTCAAAGGTGAAATCGCAGAAGACTTTATCGCTGGACTGAAAGACTTGTTCGCAGAACATTATGTTGACGTTCCAGACGAGAAGTACGACATTCTTGGTCAACAATCTGAGAAGATTGATGAACTAGAAGCAAAACTTAACGAACAAATTGAAAAGAGTGCTGAGTTGAAAAAGTCACATGACGTTCTAGTTCGTGAGTCTGTTTTTGCAGAGGTAGCT